AGCGACGTAAAAAAGCGTCAGAATATTCGGTATATAAAATACTTTTGTAGAAATGGCAGAAGAAAAATCACTCGATTTGAGCCAGGTAAGCGTAGCAAACCTGCTCAACGACAATGCTCCAAGTTCTATTCCGGAGCCAGAAGTTCAAGAAGAAGCTCAACCAGAAGCAGAAGCTGTAGAAGAAGCACAGGAACAACCTGAGGCAGAAACTGTAGCTGAAGCTGATACAGAGCCTGAAGCAGAACAGGCTTCAGAAGAACCTGAAGCTGCGGAAACGTCTGCAGCTCAAGAAGAGGAAGAACAAGGCGTCATCGATACTCTACGCACCAAAATGGGCTACGAGATTGAAGGCGAGTTCTCGGAAGACTACGATGGTGTAGTAAAGTTTACAGATGCAGTAGCAAAAGAAATTGCTAAAGAGCAACTGGATACGGTGTTTACCCAGTTCCCAGATGTTGAGCAGTACCTGCAGTATCGGTATAATGGAGGTGACCCAAAACAATACTTCCAAGCAACCGCTCCTGTTGTTGACTACAGTGCAATTGAAATCACAGATGAGAATGTTTCAATTCAACGTGCAGTAGTTGAAGAGTTCTTGCAACGTAATGGGTACACACATGAAGAAGTATCTGAAACTGTGCAAGAGTACATTGATGCAGGTATTCTGCAGCGCCAAGCAGGACGCAGCTTGACTAAGCTGCAAAAACTGCAAGAGCAAGAGGCCGCAAACCTCATTACTCAGCAAAAAGCGCAAGCAGAAGAACGCCAGCAAAAGCTTGAAACACAGTGGAAAAACATCCGCAACACCATTGATGTAGGCAGCGTACGAGGATTTGAAATCCCCAAAGCTGATAGAAACAAGTTCTACTCATGGATGAGTGACGCAGTTGATAACCAAGGACGCACACAGCGTCTCTTAGATAGAGAGCAAATGGACTTGGAAACCCAAGTCGCTATGGAGTACCTGCTTTGGAAGAAGTTCGACCTAAGCAAACTCGTAAGCAATACCAAGAATACCAAGAAGGCCCAGAACCTTAAGCAAAAGTTGCAGCAGAACAAACCGGCAAGCCAGCGTATGAAGGGCGGACGTAACGCCGCCTCAAAAGCGCCAGCCAAGCTTCCTTCATTGAAAGATCTTTTATAACCCTTTAATACAAACCCTTGAATCATGTCTGCTGACAACATCAAGAAGCTACGTCTTTACGAAGACACCTTCAACAGCTCGTCCATGACTGATGAGAATAGCCTCGCTGCTGCTCTCCTCACTCAGCCGGACGTGCTTTCTCCTGTTATTACCCACCTCTCCGGCCAGGAAGACAAGCGTTTCCCGCTTTCTTACTTGACTGAGGGTATGGGCGCAACCAAGTACATCAACGACGTTGAGTATGATTACCCAGTGATGGGCCGTATGAATAAGGCACTCGAGTGTCTTGCTCAGTCGGGTACTGGCGCAAATCACACCCGAATTAAGCTGACGTTTAATGAGCGTTGGTTTGTTCGCCAGTACATCATCGAAGCACCGGACGGAACTCAGCTCCGTATCATGGACGATCCCACTCCTGTGGCGACCGGCTATGAGTACAGCTGCCAGTTGGTCGCTTCTGATGGTGCTGCTGTCGGTGGCAGTGCTTTCGTAAACAAGCTGTTCGTTCAGTTGTACGCACCTGCTGCAATGAGCGGATCACGCGGAAACGAAAGCCACTGGGTCGCTCCGTCCAAGATGCGGAACCAAATCAGCTTGATTCGTAAGTCTTACGCATACGAGGGCAACATGCCTGACCGTGTCGTGAACTTCGAGTTCAATGTTGGTGGTCGTTCTACTAACCTCTGGTATGACTTCGAAGAGTATCAGCACATGCTCCGTTGGAAGGAGGAGACTGAGTACGCTTTGTGGTACAGCCAGTACAACCGGGATGCTAATGGTCTCATCCACCTGAAGGACGACAACGGTAAGCCGATTACTCTCGGCTCCGGTGTGTTCGAGCAGATTCCGAATGTTGACACGTACTCTGAATTGACTACGGCTAAGATTAAGTCTGTTGTCCGTGACGCTCTCTATGGCGCTACTGACGCTCAGCAGATGAACATCGTCCTCTTCACCGGTATCGGTGGTATGGAGGAGTTCGACAATGCTATGAAGTCTGAAATCTCTTCAGGTACTTACATCAAGAACACTGACCCTGCTAGCTTCATCAGCGGTAGCGGTAGCAACCTCCAGTTGGGTGGTTACTTCACTTCTTACCAGCACATCGATGGGCACACCATCACTGTTCGCCACTTGCCTCTGTTTGACCACGGAGCACGTGCATTGAACAGCGATCGTCACCCGGTGACTGGTTTGCCGCTTGAGTCTTACCGTATGTGCTTCCTCGATATGAGCACTTACGATGGTGAGGCTAACGTTCAGTACATCTCTCGTCGTGGGCGTGAGCTTGTCCGCTTTGCTGTGGCTGGTGCAACTGTGCCTCCTGGCTTCGGTGGTAATGCTCTCCGTGCTACTGACGTGGATGGTTCATCTGTTCACTTCATGAAGGAGTGTGGTGTGGCAATCCGCCGCGCTACGAACTGCTTGCTTCTCGACTGCGTTAAGTCGTAAGTAGGTTTTGGTTAAGATGGGGGGAGGTGTGTGGCCTCCCCCTTTCTCTTATAGTAGAAAATCATTAGATAAAATAGATCATGTCTTCACATCTCATCACAATCAACCGTCGTCCAAATACGACGAACCTCCCAACGGAGGTCTACAATGAATCCAAGCGTAAGCTGGGTTCCGTTTTCACAGCCGGTGGCGATATCATTCGCGGGCTGACATTTGCAGAGCAGAAACAATATCTGCCGGAAATCCTTGGCATCAGTCCTACAGACGCGGAGTTTAGCCGTAAGTGCCGGGAATACTTTTTGAACTTGAATATTGAAGTCCCCATGGGCGGTCTAGACCTTGAGATAGGTTTGGACGAGGACGGGCACCCTTTGAACGTCATTGACTACATCAAGTACAAGTTTGCTTGTGCTCATCCTTTTGTTGTTCAAGACGAAGCTGAAATGGGCGGCAGCAAGCGCATCCAATATTATATTAGCGATACGCGTAAAGAGTTGAAAGAAGCTAGTGCAAACTTGGTGGTTCGTAAGGACGCATACAAGGAGTACATCAAGCTGTCTGACAAC